CCTGTAGAAATTATAGGCAGTGTCAAAGGCTTAGACAGTTAGCAGCGCCAGCGTTTCAGGCTAGCCCCTTTGGGTGTCAGCTTGCCGTCCTTAGAGGTAGGTCCGGGCACGCCAGCCATCCTAGCGCAGAATGATCGCCTTCTTGCAGCCCGAGCTCCTGTAGGGTTCTTCTCAGTCACTGGCGCCTGAAGGTTAGAGCCATGCTCACGGTTGTAGCGCTTCCTAGCCTTCTCACTTAGCCCGCCGGTGCGGGAATGCTTTTTCTTATTGTAGCCAAGGAATGGCTTCTTGCTCTTCATGGCTTGAGCATAACTGAGGGAATAATTACGTTCTAATTTTTCCCTCTCTTTTTTAAGAACACAAAAGTAACCGCATCCCCTACCTACAGCATTTGTAGGCAGCAAGCGGGTTTCTTTTATTCTTCGACCCAGTGTCGGGGCACATAGTCAGCCCTTGAACCATGCAGGCTCAAGAGCTCAGTACATTCCCCGACAGCGGCGTAGCGCGGTTAACTCTACGACTCTGGCTTCAGTCTTCAGAATACGGCGAGTGACGGGCCTATCCCATTCTCTTTCCTTCAGACTACCGCAATGGCTTGCCATGCATCCCCTTGCCTGCGTTTTTACGCTTCCATGCTTCACAGGCGGCAACTATCAGCCCGATGTCCATCATACGACATCCAGCCTTGACCTAACTTGCAGTAACCCTAACCAGCAGAGAGTCGGCTGCTAGACCCACGGCCCTGTTTCTAGTGCCGTTACTCCTGTGACCGTGTTTTTAGAGCTACGGTCAAATCCTCTGCGATTTAGATATTGATTGAGCGCCAACACTGTGACAGTATCGAACCAATCAATATCTTTGGGTCGCGCCTAAGATATATACCCACCAGCAGAGACCTTCAAGCGTCAAACTGGTGGGTTTTTTATTTCTATTTCCGTGCTAGAAAAAAATCATGGCGACAAGTTACCGAAGTGCTCAGGCGCTTAAGCAGGAGATCGAATACATCAAGGGATACATCCCAGAGATGTTCGGTCAGGAATTGACTGAGGAGAGCTTCTCCGCCCAGATCCACCGGATCATCGAGGGGAAGATTGAGGACTACATCTTCCAGCGCTACCGGGACTGGACGGCTCCGGAATTGGCTAACCTCCTAAAACGCTGGAATTTGGCCCAAGAGCCCGCTCTGCCCGAAGCAGCCCCTAAGGCTGCGTCAGGGCAGCAGCAGGGCTCACAAGGGCAGCCAGAGGCCCTAGAGACCAAGCCTAAGCGTGGCAGGCCCAAGATTAAAGCCGAGTAAAAAATACCAGTATCATGACCAAGAAACTTGGCAGACCAAAAGGCTCGCCTAACGTTAAGTCTCTTGAGGCACTGGCCGTCCAGCAGCAGGTCGAAGCGGAGTTAGGCGACTCAGCCGATCCGTTACTCTTCCTTCTCCGAGTCATGATGAACGATACCAAGCGGCTCAAGGTACCAGAGACCATGCTTTCCTATCATCAAAATGGCGAGGTGATCGAAAAGCCCTTCATCAGCATGGATCTCAGAATCAAGGCCGCATCGGCAGCCGTTGAATACCTGAGAGCCAAGCGGAAAGCTGTTGAAGTTACTGGGATGCTAGGCCATGCCAAAGTGGAGGCCCTAAGCCCCAAGGATATTCAAAACATTCTCACAGGAGACCCATTCCTCAATGAACCTGACCGAGGAGTTATCAACGTCCGAAGCGAGGCTGCACCATCAGATCCAAAGCCTACAGGCGGAGATCAAGAATCTTGAGCTGATCTGCCATAAACTTGAGGCTGAGCGGGATGCTCACCTTGAGGTCATCCGGCGCATCTTCCAGTGGTATCCGGGTAGCAGGACGCACGATTGACCAAGGACATCGTGCAAGCTGAGCGGGCTCGCATTGCACTTGGCATTCAGGCCCTCCATGAGCGCTGGAAGCCGCATCCTGCCCAGATCCAAGTGGGAGCCCCGCTGATCAGGGGCGAGACCAAAGATGTCTTCGCTCAGTGCGGGCGTAACTTCGGCAAGACTGAGCTCGTGTCCTACCTACTCTGGCGGTACGCTTGGACGTTCCCTAACTCAGAAAACTACTACTTCGCGCCCTACATGACTCAGGCCCGAGAAATTCTCTGGGCCTCTAGGCGCGTCCAGACCTTCGGTCCCGCTGACTGGATTGAGGGAGACCCCAATAACACCGAGATGCGCATCACGTTTAAGAATGGCAGCTTCATTAAGCTCGCTGGGTCTGACAACGTGGACAGCTACCGAGGCGTTAAGCCCAAGGGCCTGACCGTTCTGGATGAGTTCAAAGACTTCCGGCCAGAGTTTCTGGAAGCCTACGATCCGAACCGGGCAGCCTTTGATAGCCCGATGATGATCATCGGCACGCCTCCAGAGTTCGAGAACCAGTTCACGGCGCTTGCTAAGCAGTACGCAGGCGATCCTAACAAGCGCTACTTCAAGCTGCCCACAAGCTCTAACCCGCACATCAGCCCGGACTGGCTCGCTAAGAAAAAGGCTGAGCTCTACCAGCTAGGCGAGGGCGACAAGTGGGAGCGCGAGTACATGGCCGAGTTCGTGACAGGCGGCGCTAGCTCCATCTTCCCGATGCTCAAGCGCTCTATGGTTATGCCCCACGACCAACTCATCGGGCGCATCTGGCGGGACAGAAAGAAGCTCGAATGGATTCTCTGGGCAGACCCAGCAGGCGCTTCCTGCTTTGCTGTTCTGTTTGCTGCAATCAATCCCTACACCCGTGAGGTGTACTGCCTCGATGAGATTTACGAGACGACGCAGCCAGAGATGACGGTCGGAAAGATATGGCCTCGGATCAAAGCCATCCGGGACGATCTTTGGGACGAGGACTGGCGCCAAGGCTATGACGAGGCGTCGACTTGGTTCGCTAACGAGGTGCTCGATCTATTCAACGAGGGCCTTGAGCCTACCCAGAAGATGCGCTCTGATAAGCTCACGGGCCTATCGCTCATTAAAGACGCACTGCTTCAAGGAAAGCTGTTCATCAGTTCGCGGTGCCCGAAGCTCTACTGGGAGCTTGAGCGGTACAGGAAAGACGCCAGCGGAAAGATCCCCAAGAAAGATGACCATCTCATCGACTGCCTTCGTTATCTGCTGGATGCTAGCCATTATTCTCTTAAGACGGAGCGAGAAGTAATCCTCGCACCGGATGAGATGAAACGTGGGGAGCGCTTCCGGGATGACTTTCCCGACTTGTTTAATTCGGACTTTCCGCTAGGCTAAGTCCATCAATGGACATTTATCTTATCTTCGGGTTGGTGGCTTTCTTCTGTCTAACCAGCATCGTGGGCTTCGCTATGGCGCTCATCGCATGGGTGGAAGTTAAAGCCTTGCAGAAGTCTACTCACTCCATTCAGTATGTCCCTGCGTCCCCTAACTTCGAGAAGGTGACCAAGGACTTGGAAGAGAAACTCGATAAAGACATCTTTGAGGCCGTATGAGCAACACAGGCTACTTCTTTGATTCTCAAGACGACGGGATGGACCAGTCTTATACCCATCCTAAGTATCCGATCTATTCGATCGACCTTGATGATGAACGAAACGAGAAGGATATCCTGAGCTGGCTCCTCTCGGAGATGGGGTATCTTGAGCAGGAAAATGAGCCCCGTATCCGAGTCATGCGCCGTAACTTGGCGCTCTATCGGGGCATCCAGTATCAGGACATCGAGAGCCGTATCGACGCCAGAGATCGGGGCGAGGACCGGGCGAACGTCGTCAGGAAGATTGTCTGCAATCACCTGTACGATCTGACCAAGAACCGTGGCTCTAGGCTCATTAAGTTCAAGCCCGCTGTGGCGATCCTGCCCACTAACGACGAGCTCTCGGACAAGGTGGCGGCTAAGGTCACTAAGCAGCTTCTCGACCATATCTGGTACGTGCAGGACTTCGAGGGCAAGATCCAGAACCAGCTCGTCACCAACGCGCTTGTGATGGGTGAGAGCTATCTCTTCATCCTCTGGAATAAGGATCAGGGCGACCTCTCGCCAGCCTATATCGAGGCTAAGAAGAAATACCCCAATAAGAAGATCCCGCTCCTCAATGAGAACGGCCAGATCACTCAGGACGCTCAGGGGAATGATATCTACATTGACCGGCCCGTGCGCACCGGGGACGTGGATTACCGCGTGGTGCTTGCCTCTGAAGTCCTGCTTCAAAAGAAGCAGAAGCTGGCAGATGTCGACTACTGCTTCATGCGCGAGCTTGTCCCAACTGCTGAGCTACGCGCACGTTATCCAGAAAAGGCCTCCAAGATTAAGGATCTGGATAGCCAAGTTTATGATTACGAGAAGCTTGAACTGCGCCCGGCTCGGTCCGAGCAGGTGGTCTACACCTTCTGGCATCGCCGCTGCCCGCTTATGGACAAGGGCCGGAAGATTGTCTTCATCAAGGACTGTGTTCTTGAAAATGAAGAGTTCCCCTTTAGCCATGATCAGCTCCCATTCATTAGGTTCACAGACGTAGACTATCCCGGACAGCTCTACGGAGTGAGCTTTTACGAGAACATCAAGCCGCTCACCAGCACTTATAACAACATCACCAACATGCTGGTGCGGAATATCGTGCTGGCCTCTCATCCCAAGTGGATGGTCCCTGCTGGCTCGGTAGCGCTTGATCGGCTCGGCAATGACATTACGATTGTGCAGTATAAGGGGCCGACGCCTCCGGTGCTGGCTACCGCCACGACCGTGCCAAGCGACGTGTTCGCATTCCGCGAGAAGATCAAGGAAGAGTTTCAACAGATCAGCGGCGTCTTTGGCGTATCCCGTGGCGAGCCGCCTCCCGGAATCAAGGCAGGCGTTGCTCTTCAGTTCCTGAGCGAGCAGGAGTCCGAGCGCTATAACGAGCTTGTGCTTAAGTACAACGACCTTATCCTTGGCATCGCTCAGATGACCCTTGCTGTCTGCGGCGACTACTACGACGAGTCAGACGAGCGCACGGTCCGGATTCTGGGCAAGAATAACGAGTGGATGACCAAGTTTTTTGACGTAGCCTACCTTGAAAAGGACTACGACATCCGCATCCAGAACAGCTCAGCTCTGCCTCGCTCGGTAGCTGCCCGCACTCAGACGCTCCTTGACCTTAACGAGCGCTTCCCAGACCAGTTCACCAGCGAGCAGGTCATTGAGCTACTGGATCTGGCTCAGAGTGATAAGTTTATCGACGCTGCTACCGTCTCCGTCAGGACGGCACAGGCTGAGAATGAGGAGCTGCTCAAGACTGGCGAGGGCATCGTGCCAGAAGCCCAGCTCTCGCCTCGGGAATACGAGAACCACGTCATTCACTGGCGTGAGCATACCCGAGTGCTCCAAGAGTATAGCTTCAAGTTCCAGACGCCGGTCGAGGCTCAGGACAGGCTGATCAACCATATCCGGGCAACCGAGATGCTGATGGTCGAGCAGGCTGCTTCTAACCCGCTCTTCGCTCAGGAGCTTCAGAAGCTCGCTCTGTTTCCGATGTTCTTTAAAGGGGTACCGCCTCCACCTTCCGTGGCAGAAGCGGCACCGATGGCATCAATGCCAGCGAGTGCGAGCGCTGGCTTGAATGCTCCGATCATGGAGATGCCCGGAATGCCTGTCAATGCAGCGCTCGGAGGAGAGCCTCAGCAGCTTAATCAGGAACCGGTCCCATCGCTTGAGGATCAGGCGATGGCAGGCGGACCAGTTCAACCAACCAGCCAAGCATAAGGGGGATTAATGTCCGAAATGGCTAACATGGCAGCTACTCCGGTAGCTACTGAAGGTGCGGCAAGTGCAGCGGTCGAGGTGTCCGGTGGTGGTGCGAACATCCCGGTAAACTTCGACCAGATGGAGACCCTGACCTCTCGCTTTAAGGAAGAGGTCGCTCCCAAGGCTGAGGCCAAGGCTGAAGAGGCTGAGGCTACTGAGGAGGCTCCTGAGCAGGAGGCCAAGGCAGAAGACAAGCCAGCTGAAGAGGAAAAGACCAAGGCTGAGGCGAAGGCCGAAGCTAAGCGCATCGCCAAGATCAAGCTCAAGATGGGCGACAAGAACCTTGAGATCACCTCCGATGCGATGATCCCCGTCAAGGTAGACGGCAAGACCATTGAAGTCCCTGTGGCTGACGTTCTGAGCTCCTACAGCTCCAAGAGCCAGCGGGACCGGGAGTTCCACCAGTTTAACAGCGAGAAGAAGTCCTTCGAGACGCAGCGCCAGAAACTTGGCGACGTGGTCAATAAGTCCTACGAGCTCCTCAGCCAGAAGCAGGATCTCAGGGGCTTTATTGAATACATGAGCGAAGCGCTCGGGGTTGACGGTCAGAAGCTCTATTCTGACGCTGTAGAAAAGATTCGACAAACCGTCGAACAGGATTCAGCATTAAGTCCTGAAGAACGGCAGCTAAAACAGCTCCAAGAGGAGAATCAGTTCTACCGAAGCAAGGCAGAAGCTCAAAGGACGGCGGAGGCCCAAGCCAAAGAGCTCAAGACCCTTGAAACTCAGGTAACCGAACTGATGACCCAAACGGGGATGGATAAGGCTGCCTTCGTCAAGGCATACGACGACCTTATTAGCACGGGGGTTGAAGCCAAGGCAGTGACACCGCAGATGGTCCAGAAGTTCTACTCAAACCAACGGACCATCGAGACGATTGAAACTCGCCTCAAGGATATCAACCCAGAAGCCGC